AGAATTACCGAAGTGCTGAGATGAATTTTGCGCTAATCCGATAGAACCACGCTTTAAATTCGATCCGCTTGGTTTGAGCTTGTCTAAGAACATTTCTTTGAAGCTTTGTGCTGGGTTGGCTCCCGCCTTCTCAGCAAGCTTTCTCAATGCGCTATGGCTTAGCCCTGATCCCTTGGCAAAATGCTTTACACCGGCTGATTTAGCCACCTGTTGGGTCTGCGCCCCGTTGAGGACACCCCAGCCCTTTGGTAGCATCATGGTGACATTGTTGCCACGTGGTAAGAACAATTCATTCTTGTCACTAACTAAGGCTTCTTGTCTTGGTCCTGTTTGTGCATCGTTGACCATAGCAAGGGTATTTTCGGTTAGACGCCCGTTTGCGTCAGTACCAGTAGCAAACTTAACTGGCTTGATAACTGAGGTATTACCGCCGAACTGTCCAAGGACCTTGTCAATTCCAGTAATACCCTTGTTAATCTCACCAATTGAGTCGCTCATTGCATCCCTGGCAAAGCCTTTAGTTTTGCCTAATGCTTTACCAAAGCCTTTTGCAGTGGATTCACTAAGACTGATAACACCGTCATGGGTCTTGTCCATCTGCTTGACAATGCCTTTGTGCATGTCTGAGTAGTCAGAGATAGCCCGTTTTCGGGTCTTAGAGCTGTCTTTACCCGTTTGACGTGTAATCTTATTCCAAGTGCTTGAGCTCTTCTTAGAAAGGCTATTAAGTGACTTGGATGACTTGTCCGCAATTTGTTTGTAGTCGTTAGTTACCTTCTTTGAGGTTTTACCAAGCTTATCAGTTCCGCTTGCGTAGCCTTTGAGGGTTAGCCCATTACCTAAACCGCCGTTTAATACCTTTGCGGTATCGCGTGCATTCAGGATATGCTCGCCAGCATAAACCTTTGTAAATTGCGGACCATTAGCACCAAGCAAGCGAACGTTGTTAGCATAAGGTTTGTATGCTAATTCGGGACCAGCTTCACCGACAAGGGCACCGTGTGAGGCGTGCATAAGCCCACCGTTGGCGTGTGCCTTGCCTGTTAGTTTACCTTTAACCCAGTTGACTCCCTTGCCAACTGCACCAAGTGCCGCCTTGACAGGCTTTGGTGTGTGATCACTGACCCATTTACTTAGACCTTCAAAAGGCTTTTTAAATAGGTCAACGGCATTTTTACCAAGATTGCCAAACCAAGTTTTAATGCCTTTCCAACCAGATTGAACGTCCTTGTTAATTCCACCAGCCCAGCTTTGCATGCCATTCCATTTAGACTTGAAGAACTTACTTGATCTGTGACTTAGATTTCCTGACCATGAGGTGAAACCATGCCAACCGCTTTGTACGTTCTTATTGACTCCGCCAGCCCATGACTTCATGCCATTCCATTTAGACTTGAACCATTTGCTTGATTTATGACTTAAATTTCCTGACCATGAAGTAAAGCCTTTCCAGCCTTTTTGAACGTCTTTGTTAGTTTTACCACCCCAGCGCTCCATGCCGTTCCACTTGGACTTAAACCACTTATTAGACTTTGCACTAAGCTGTTTAGTCCAAGATGGGAAGTCTTTCATGCCTTTTTGAGCATCTTTAACAACTCCATCAGCCCATTTTTTAGCATTAACTTTTGGAAGAATTCCAGATGCTTTAAGCTGCAATTGACTATTTTGGGGCTTTTTACCATGAACTTGTGGTTTAAATCCAGCTAGCCATTTATTGAATCCATTTTTCTGAGGATCAAAGCCTCCCCAGTCCCAATTTTGTTTTCCAGCCCATTTACCAATATCGCGGAATAAACTTCTAGTTCTATCCATTCCATCACTTGGCTTACCGTGTGGATTAAGATGCGGATTGTTTCCAATCCACTTATAAAAGCCACTCCAATCCAGCCAAGTTCCCTTGGTTTCTTTTTTGACTTCTGGACCGCTTCTACGCCAAAAGTCTCTATCAGCAATATGTCCAGCAGCGTTCCAAATCGTAGAAGCAGAACCACTCAAAAGATCCCAGGCATTATTTGAATGCGCTAAGGTCTTTAAATTTAATCTATGATTCATTCCCCATGAGCGTTCAGCAAGGGAGCGTTGATCATGGTACTTATTGGTCTTTAAATCATAGTATCCATTGTCATCATAAGCATACAGAAGCTTTTTACCTTTCAGCTTATGGTCGGACAGGGTGTAATAACCGGATTCATTATATTTTTCGGCTTGACTATCATACTTGCCGTTTGATTTGCTGCCTTTTTTGCCGTAAACCAAATACTTCGCAGCATGTCCATTAAAGGCTTTTACAAAACTTTTAGCGGCATCAGGTCCCATAGCTTGACCAAGTTGTGCACCAATCGTAGCACCTACCGTGCCACCGAGAACTCCACCAATTCCAGCACCGACAAGTCCACCGATACCAGCACCAGCACTTTGAATTCTTTGCGTTGCGGTTTTAGCAGTTGCAGCTTGATAAAAGTCGTTACCGATTTGAGCCGCATTAAATACAGCAGATACGCCAACAGCTAATTTTGCGCCCTTGGTCATGTTTTTAAAGCTGGTATTTGTTCCAGTTAACTGCCCCGTGGTTTTACCAATATATGCAACCTTAGGACTTATATCAGCAAGCTTCTTGTACTGTTCGTACAATCCACCCACAAATGAGACAGCTTTTGCAACTTTGACGGTTGCGTATCCTGCTAAGAATCCACCACCGACAAACTTCATCATCGTTTCATGCCGTGTAGCAAAACGAATCAGGCTTACAAGACCGTTTGCAAAGTCACCTACGACTTTACCAACGCCCTTCTGGAATTTTTCACCATCTTTTGATAGTAAGAACTTAGCAAGCGAGTTACTTGCTTCGTTAATTGCCGGCAAAACAGCGTTACCCAGCGTCATCTTAAAGGCATTCATAGCCTGTTGAGCGCTGGCGGCGCTACCTTGTGCGGTACCCATGTTCTTTTTGGCTAATTCAGCTACATACGTACCAGTCTTACCGGCTTTTTCTGTCCGCTTAGTTAAGCCTTCTACTTCTTTCGAATATTTAGCTAAAATCATGGCACCGTTCATGCCAGTAGTTCCGAATATCGACTTAAAGAAGCCGTTTTGGTCGGAGCCACCTTTACTATGCTCTTTAATGTGCTTGTAAAGCACAGCCATATCTTGCGACAGCCCTTTCAGGTTGCCGTGTGCGTCCACCATTTCAGATTTTTTAATGCCAAGCTTGGTAAAGATAGAATTCTTAGAACCGATCTTGTTAACTTGGTTAGTTAATCCATTGATTGTGGCACGTAGGGCAGTACCAGCCTTGTCAGATTCCAAACCGTTGTTAGATAGAACACCTAGCGCTGACGCTGTTTCCGCCAAACTAATGTTGTTAGAGTGTGCCGCAGTACCAACGTACGACATAGCAACACCTAAGTCACTAAAACCTGTTGAAGTTGCATCAGCCGAGTAAGCCAACTCGTTAACAACGTTTTTGGTGTTTTTCAGCATCTTGCTGGTTGAGTCTGCACGCATACCGAATGCGTCAAGAACCTGTGAAGATACCGTAGTAACATCGCTGAATTTGTCACCAGATGCCACACTGGCTTGCAATTCGGTTTGGAGGGCTCCGATTGCTTGTTTGGTGGTATAACCACGCTTAACAAGGTCTTCATACCCTGCCGCGATTTCTTGCTGTGACTTGCCGTATTTAATGGACATGTCACGCCCTTGACGTTGCATTTCAGTAACCGACTTAGTTACTTCTTTTTGCTTTTCACCACCAAGAACAGCAAGGTTGTTAATTTCGCGGTACCTTTGCTGAATTGCCGCTGATTGCTTAGCGCCAGAAAAGGCAGCCGCACCAACGGCACCAATTCCAGCCGCCGCAACTGTTGCACCACCTCGGATGCTGTCCCACGCGCTGTGGAGCTTACTCTTCATCGTACTGGTGGCTTTGGTGACCTCATTAGCACCCTTTACCCAGCGGTTAAACCCGGTTGGATGGATTCGTTCCATCTCAGATTGAGCGGACTTAATTCCAGCTTTAAACTTGTTGATTTCAGCAACTGTTTGGTTAAGTTTTATTTGCTGACTTCTATAAGCATCACTAGCCTTGTCAGTAGAACTAGTGGTGCGGTTCAAGGCACTTTGCAAACGGCTCTGCTCGGCGCTTAATTTGCCGATCGCGCCCTGATATGCCTTGACCTTTTGTTGATTAGCCTCGTATGTTTTACCCTCAGATTCCAGACGTCTAACATATGACGCGGTTACCGTGTCAATATGGTTTATTTCTCTTGGAAAATTAGCGGACATGTGCAAGCTATTTGCACGTCTCTGCAATTCCCCGAACGCTGAGTTTAAAGCCTGTGTAGCCTTTTTAGCCTCATTCACTTGCGTAAAATTAGCTTTTAAGGACAGCGACATGCCTTCATGTGCATCAGTCATGTATTAACGCCCTTTCTTTTTGGCAAAATAAAAAAGCCATCAGTTTATTTTCTGATTGACTTCACCTCACTATTTCTTTCCATCACCCCAGACACCTAATCCGGTGGCGCTTGCTTGCATGTTAAAACGTTGTTTTTCTTCTCTCCGCACGATTTCCCAGTACATGTTTAACTGGTTCCTGTTTGCTTTCATGGTTAAATCAAGCGGAATACCGTGCATAGCCAACCTAATTGGGTCTTCCCAACGGTCAGCCGCTTCTTTTAGATGTTCCTTATTCCAAGTTGCCGTCGATTCCGTCGTTAAGAAAGGAAAGCACTTCACGGGCAACATCTACCCCACCCTTGTGAGTGTCCCAGAAATCAAGGCTCTTAATACGTGGTTGAACAAATACGTCATTATCAACAGCATTGCTTAATACGAGTGATAGCTTAACGTCACCGTCACGGGTTGAATCGTCTTCAATCATTGAAGCAATGGCAAAACCTGGGTATTGAAGCGTCAAAGTGTATTCTTGTGGAGTTCCAGCGTTAAGAGTGATGTCCTTAGTGATACCACGTTGGTTAGGAACTGCACCGGTTTGAAGTTGCTTGTTTCTAGCAGCTAAGACATCAGCCATGCTAATTGGCTTATCTTCTGCCTTTGGTGCTTCTGTTGCTTGTGCGTCAACATTTACAGTAGTTTCTAAGTTTTGGTTTTCAGTGTTAGTAGTGTTGTCCATAAATTTTTACCTCGCTTTAATTAAAGAACTGAATTTTCTACAACGTTTAAGACCTTAACAGTGATGGTTCTTTCACCGGCTTCGTTTGCGGCACCACCGTCAGGCTTCTTTTGGATATATGCGTGTGCCCCCACATAGTGACGTGAACCATCACAAGCATCAACCGCATAACCACCGACACGACGTTCATCGGCTAAATCATCAATGATCTTGTTAAATGGTGACATTTGATTGATGGTTAAAGTAAAGGTACCGCCAGTTTTGTTGTTAATACTTGCGGTACCTGTTCCTTGAGGGTCTTGTTGAACTGATAACAAATCGTTATCGTATGAAAAAGTGAAAAGGGTTGTTGCACCATAGCCATAAGCAGTCTTACCGTCAATAGTGAAGTAAACATTATTGGCGTCGTAGGTGCCCATCAACCCCGTTTGTGCGTTGTTATGAGCTGCCATCTAATAAATCCTTTCTAGTTTAAAATCGTGTCTGATTGAACTTCACCGTGTACGGTAATGGTGTGAATTGCGCCAGAAACGTGGTAAGTGAAACTCAAACCACCGTAATGCCGGTCAGACAAGTCTTGTTGTGATTGTTCACTACGTTGTGAAGTAGTTACGGTGTAATCACCCTTACCAGTGGTTTCATCGGTTAAGATGATTCCTTGCGCATAGGCTTGTTCCATAACTTGCGTAGCAACACCATTGATTCGAGTAATTCCAACTTGGTCGTATGAGACCTTGCCATTTTCTTGCAAGAATTGCTCTAACTTGTTTTCCATGTTGGTGTTGACCCAGATAATGCCGTGAATGACGTCAATGTATTCACCGGACATAGTCCAGCCTTCTGATGTTTCACCAACACCACTAACTTCCACATATGCGAATGCATGTGCTCTATGGATTGCGGACAATTCATTTGAGGTCAAGACTTCTGGGGTTACACCCTTTAATTGCTTGAACTTCCAGGTCACAGAACCAACGGTCAAGGTAGCAACTGCCCCAACGAGAGCACTGTCCATGTTTTCAGCGGTGTCATGCTTCAAGCCAACGGTGTAATTTTGACCGTAAATCTTGTCAAATTGAGTCACATCGTTGCTTTGAACTACTAAAATGTGGTTCTTGTTGGCTTCGAAAATGTTTGACAGAGCAACTAAGTTGTCGTCAACGTCATTAGATGTGCGAACTGCAAAGGTCCAGTTAAAGTACCAGAAAGCCTTCAAAGCGTCGTATGCCTTTGATGGGTCATAGTCCAAAACTGCCACACGGTCGGAGTGGTTAGATTGTGCAAAGTAGGTTTGTGCCTTCTTATAAACTGCGGTGTCTTCACCGTAATCAACCGCGTCAATGTTCTTGTATTCGCGGTAAATTGCGCCAGTTGCCTTGTCAGTCTTGCGTAATAGGATTCCGTTCATGCGGTCTTGTACGCTTAATTGATCTGGCAAGGTAGTTGCTGGCGTAGTTTGTGCGTTAGCATCGGTGCTCTTACCGTCTTTGCCATCTGATTGCGCTGGCGTTGGAGCCTTTGCAGTGACAGCATTTAGGATTAAAAGATTACCCAGCCCAACTACTGGACGTGGGTGTAAAACTGAAATAACCACGTTTACGTCGCTGACACGGTCATAAGGTGCAACGACAGTGGTTGTCTTAGCATCTGCCATTAAATTTCCTCCTTATTTTTGGACACATTAAAAGCGCCGTCGGTATCACTGCCGACAACGCTTGATGTGCCTTTAATTGATTCAATTGTGTAATCCTCGACATTAAAGTTGAGGTCTTTTTCTAAAAACTCAAAGCCACCAGTAACGGTGAAAGAGCAATCAAAACCAAAATCGTGATCATAATTAATGCCCTGTAAAGTGGTTCTATCGCCCGTGTTACCAATGCTTTGAGGTACTATGTACGCTTGCTTAAAAAACCTGCGATACGGCACTTCGTGGAGTGCTTCAAACAGCTTTCTAGCAAGGCTCATAGCTTGTACGCTCGAATTTGAGTGACAATCAATCTGCATAGTGCAGATATACTGTCTATGCTTGCCTAGCCAGTCGGCGTTTGGCTCTTGGTCAAAGTCAATCCATTTGAAAGTGAAAAACGGATAATCCTCCATTTCGTCAATGTTTGCATCTTCAACCAATTCGCATCCCGTGACCTGATTGACCAGCTTGCCAAGTATGTACTGCACTAAAAAATGATCACTCAATACCGGTAAATTGCTAGCCATTAGGGTGCTTATCATCTCCCTTTAATGCGTAAATGACAACGTCAGAATAGCCTTGAAAGTTGGAATTGCCAGTAATTCGATATTTTTGACCTGGCTGAGACGGCACTTCTACGACCGAGTTCGTGGGATAAAGCTTAGAGCTGATCCATAAGAGATCTGCCTGCGCCATCTCACCACCCGTATAAAATTGAGCCATGAAAGAATTTTGTGCGTTATTCGGTACAACCGGTTCATATCGCTGTTCCGGCTGCACCTTTGGCGCGTCATCGTCTTCAACTCTTACACCGCCCACGTAGTGAAAGTGAGCTTTTTTTGCTGGGCTGTCATATGGGTAAACCGTTAAATCTACTCCAAAACTGTCCAGCATATCCGCAAACGGAATGTAGAAACTCATAGCGTGCCCCCTGTCATTGGCAGTATTTTCCAAGTAATGCGTTTTTGAAGCTGTCCAGTGTCAACCAAGGGGTTATTAGCCCCACGCTTGTTATCGATGGTCAGCGGTGCGTTACCTGGCTTTGTCCAACGTCTCATTACTTCTCTCATATCACTTACGCCCATGCGTCCCAGCTTTTCAAGCAAGTCTTTACCAGTTTTGCCATCATACATAATCTCTTCAATACCTGCCTTGATGTATCGGCGGTATTTTTGACGGTAATCTATGCCGGTTTTTCTGATAAAAGCACGAGCTGGAATGTCTACTTTTTGCATCAGATAGAAATATGTAACCAATTTGCCGTCTTGATTGACAGCCGCAATGTGCTTGCCCTTAGGGATGAACAATTGATACTTATTTCTAACGTCTTTTGCAGTAACGTTCTTTCCGAACTCTTTAATAGCCTGCCTTGACGGAATCCATAAGAAGCCGCTGGCGTTTTTAGGGCGAATGTGTGCCCCATACTCGTTGGCTCTTACGATCGTCAAAAGCAAGCTATTTTCATCACTGAAAAAGCCAATTACTACCTGATGATGGTTTAAATAGTCCATTTCTTTCGTGATATGATCTAGCCTATTTTCGATTTCTTCAAAGCTGTCAGCCATTAGTGTTGCACCAATCCATATCTTGTAATGCTTCCGTTGCCATAAAGGTTATACAGCCATAAATATAGCTGCCCCCACGGCGAACGTTGGAACAGATTTAATTTGCTAACGTCAGCATAAGTTCGCTTCAATACTGAAACTTGTTCGCTGGTAACGTTGGCGCCACCATCGCCCATAGCCTTGTTAATCGTGATTAAATGCAAGGCTAAGTATTGCGTAGCCATGTCACGAGCTTTGATAGTCTCACCATCGTTGTTCTTGGCAAGCTTTGGAAAACCATCAGCCATTGCTATTTGATAAGCATTAGTCAATAGCCCATTTAGTGCATCATCGGACAGTTTAGAAGTTAAATCTGGGCTTAATTGCTTCACAGCATTAAGCATGTCTTGTAAATCGTCCATAGGCTACCTCCGAACTAGGCTTTCTTTGGATCGTTGATACCGTGCAATTGTACAAATGCGTGTGGGTAGTACATTACAAGACCACCAAGACGTTCAGTGTAAGGAATTGTGGTACGTCCTGAGTGGTATTCTTGTTGCAATTGTTGTACTTGTTGAGCCACTGGAATTTGTACAATGTCCGCGTCATTCAAGAAGATATAACCCATATCTTGTTTATTGCCATTAGAGCCAAAGTTTTGGTGTTCAAGTTCAGGAACTGCCTTAATGTCCTTAAACCACGGTCCAATCATTTGCAATACAGTCATTTGTGGGTTGTATTGGTTATAAGGCATGTCAAGCTGATCAATTGCGCTTTGTGGCAAGGCTAAAATTGGTTGAGCATTTGAATAGCCAGCCAAGTGTGTAATCTTGCTTTTTGCGTCTTTGAGCCAGTTTCTAATCTTTAAATTGTTGTCTGGGTCGTCAGCAAGTGCATCAAATGTAACCGGTGCGGTTGATTCTTGCACACCTAACTTAGAAACTGGATCAGTCAAACCGTTAATGTTAAGTGCTGGATTGGAATTGTGAAGCCCATTAAAAATAAGCTTGTTTTCGGCTTCTGCTAGTGCTCTACGGGCTCTTGTTGCCATTGGCGTTAAGATGTCCATGCCTACTTGTTGAGCTTCACCAAGTTGTTGACGTGAGTATCTAACCGCAATCGCAATATCAGTCAAGTTGGATGCTGATTCGGTTACATTCATGTCAACTACTGGGATATCGTCGGCACCGTCAACATAATGAGCGGCTTGACCAGCGGTAGTCATTACCTTGTATGTGGTTTGCTTAGTCCATGCTGGAACGCTGAAAGTATGGAACAGTGACATAGCTGTTAATTCTCGTTCCTTTGGAGTCTTAATAACGTTGTCAACATAGGTAAGCTGTTCACGCGTTAAATAGTCCTTATTCGCCATTATTTACCTCCGTTCTTGTTATCTGTGCCAGTTGTTGAACCCGTTGATGGGGATGCTGGCTTTGTTGCTGGCGTTGGGTTAACTGCTGGTGTGCTAGGTTGGTCAACTTGTGGCGCGTTAGCATTTTGCAAACCTGAACCTGTAACAGCCGTATTAGAAAGCTGGATACGGGTTTGCATGCGTGCGGTACCGCCCTTATTGCCGGAACCTAAAAAGACGCCAACGACTGTATCGTTAGCGCCTGCTGGTTTGAAATTGCCGTCCTTATCAACGGCTGCATTCTCGTTTTCATTTACATCTTCATTGATTGGTACTTGAATAGTTCCCTCACGAGCTACGCCAAATAATTCACCGGTTTGCCACTTGTCAGCATCAATGTTTTCTTGTGTTAAGTAGTCAGCGTTTAAGTAAGTTCTGCGTAAAGCCACGCCGAAAATATTTCCGCCGGTTGCTGGAACTACCAAACCATCTTTAATTGCGACACCTTGACCGAAGCCGATTGGTGCTCCTGCTTGTTCGGTGTTGATTGTTGCGCGTTCAATGGTTGCTAATTGACCTGGTGCAAGTTCACCGGTGTTGTAAAGTTCTCCATCTGGAATTGCCATTTAATTACCTCCTTAGGCTAAGTGGTAACGGTCTTTTGCGGGTTTATTGTCTACGCTGTCTGTCTTGACATTGGTTTCAATACCCGTGTAACCAACTACGCCAGAGTTATTGCGGTTCTTGATTGAGTCAAAATAAGCGTCAATATAGTCATCTGACTTAGCGCTTAAATCGACTGAATCAGTCTTGCTGATAGCTTCTAGCTTCATTTCTTTCGGAGATTTGCCTTTAAAATCAAAAGAATCGCCAACATATGGCTTTACTTCATCGATAAGTGCCATACGGTCAGCGATTGCTTGATCTAGTGCATCCCCTTCAAACTTTTTCTTTTCTGCGGCTAATTCCTTTTCAAGAGAATCAGCCTTGGCTTGTGCTTCATCAAGTGATTTCTTGTTAGCATCAGCACCACCCTTTAACTTGTCGCGTTCGGCTGTCAAAGCCTTAATTTGAGCGTCAAGTTTGGCAATTTTTGAGTTATTAGCCTTGTTGTCAGCATCAAGCTTTAAAATTCTTTCTGCGTCTGTGGTTGCGACTGTGACATCTGCACCATCTAAACGAATTTTTGTAGTTTCCATTGATGTTCCTTTCTCTTGTGAATCATCTATAACCATTTCTGCACTGTCACCGGTTAATCTCACCGAATGACCAGCACGACCACGTTTAACTACTGCGACGTGATTAATTTGAATGTTCTTTTGTGCCGAATCGTACGCCATACCCTTGAAAGTACCTTTAACGGGTACCACATCAGTTTGAAATCCAATTGAAAGCTCTTGCTTGCCGCCCTGAATTTCTTTGATTAATGCCGAATCGGTGATAGTCATGTCAACTTTCAGCTTGTCACCATCAACATGGGCATTATTGGCGGTTAATCCCTTCATATATCGGTTCGTATTGGTCACGTTCACCGATTCTTGTGGGTGATCGTCTGTAACTGGCTTTGAATTTGCACTCTCAACAGCCGAATCAGTCAATAAATCATCAGGAAGTTTGGCTTCCATGGTGATCTGCCCACTTTTACCGATATAAGGAAAAACGCCCACACGTGCGATTGGCACATTGCTTACATGCAAGAATCCTGTTTGTGAATCAACAGAAAACTTGTTAATCGTCGCTGTATCGTACCGTGTCAGGTTCATGCTATTCGCCTACTGGCACTAATACCGGTTCTTTGGGGATGTACAGTGTTTGCCTAGGCTTAACTCGCATGGTGTCCTTTGGTACATGGTTGAAATAACGCAACTGTTGCAAAGCGACCTTGTACTTTTGAGCAACATCAAACAATGTTTCGCCATCTTGCACGGTGTACTGTTCGCAGCCTGTATAATCGAACATCCCTCTAGGGTCTTTTACTTCTGCCATTGGCTTCACCTCCTTTGCTACTGGTGTTGGTTTGACAACTTCAATTGGCTTTTCTACCTTTGGAGCTACCTCCACGCTTTTAGGCTTCAAAGCATTAATTGCTTGCTTAGTTTCTTCATTGGTTAAATTGGTTGAAACTGGTTTAATTTCGTTTGAATCTTCCATAAAATCCTCCTAAAATTTCACAAAGTAAGAATGTTGATTTAACGGGCTTAAATGAGATTCACCCACGGGCGGAATACTTAAAAATTTCACAAAGTTTGCTAATTTTGGGCATGAAAAAAGCGCTCCCTCGCATTGAGGAAGCGTTTGTGTTTCATTTAATTTTTAGTCAATCGGGTCAGCGTAACACCTGCACCTTATCGGCTCGCCCGGGCGCTGCCCCTTTTTCCCCCCCCTG